AGTAGTGTGCTACCATGCAATACACAAACTTCTCTAATAAAAGATTATACAAATCAAGTAATTTATATAGCTGCTCTTGCCCTAGCCTATATAAACTAATTACTAAGCTACAATTTCCTTAACCTATTTTATATTTCTTATCTTATTTCATCTTCTGTTCTGCTATATACTCTAATTCATTTTGCTCTAAGACACCCCTTAATCTTTTGCAGCAGGGGTATATAAAATAAATAAATACAAATATTATTAAAAGTGACAGTAATACATAAATTACTATAGCCCATACTTTCCCAATCTTTCCTAGCAATGTGTCCAATATAAAACCTATTCCTTCATCCTTGACTTTGCATAACCAGGTATTGCACCTAACATCTTCTTCTTTGATATAATTGGATTCATCTAATTTTGACAAATCTATCTTTTGTTGATGCTGTTTTAAAATAGTGGGCATTACAATCTCCTTATTGCAGATTGTTATTGATATTGAATCAACATGTTTATAACATGACAATTTGAGTGAGTATTTTTCTATATTTGGTTTTACTAATATATTTGATATATACAAATTACAATCACTCTGCACTTTACACAGTACTTCTCCTTGTGAGATAATTGTTAATTCGCATGATATTTCTTCTGCGCAATTTGTACAACCTGCACATTGACCTCTTATATCTAGATTGTTTTCTTGGGTAAACGACTTATAGTTGATATCCCCTAACATAATTTTGAAGTTCATTAAACCTAAATTATTTCCGCTTAAACTCACAGTCATTATATTTTCTTTCAAATTGTAGACTAAATCATTCCTAGATTCTAATAAATTGCAAGTCATGTAATGATTGTCATAGCACCTTCTCACAATTACATCTTTTCTTTTCATAGCATGACACAAGTAGTCGAATTTGGGATTCCCTTGGCCTATTAGACTACCATTTATCATCTGCACAGATCCACACATGGCTGCTGTATTGCCTAAATCATTTATTTGACCAGTAAATAATTTACCCTTTTTGTGTGCTATCAAATAGGGCATATGGTTACTTTGTGTTGTCTGAAATGAGACTTCTATCTTATCTCCGATTAAGGGTTCCAATATATCTAAATCGTTGCAAAATGTTTCATGAGGAGTGGTTATACATATCTCTAATAGAGATTGCTCCTGACCCTCTTTTTTGTATATGTCCATTTCAGGCCTAATTACATCTTGGCAAGAGCCATATAGACAACCGCTATCAACAGCCAGACACCCAAATTCTTCACACCCCCAATTGCTTGTGTGCTCTTTTGAAAACGTAAGCCAACCATCTTGTTTCGGTATATTTCGTGGGCACTGCCCTGTGCATTGCTCATCATGTTGAACATTGATTGATATTGTTGGTCCTGTTGTATATATTTTTGTATACCTAGACTTATATATTGCTTTCTTTAAGAAAATAATTATATCGAATAACTCTGTTCCATCTGGAGCCCTTAGATGATATCCAGCTGATATTCCACTAATTGCTGGCAGTGAGCCAGTAATAAAAGCATTTTGTAACCCATCTTGATAGACAGTACCTTGTACCGTCATAGTATTGTATCTTGGTATTATATGTGGTAGGTCTTTCGTTGGCCTAAAATTATGTATTATTAAGTCTGTCCTTATATCTGATTCTATTGCCTTCCTATATGATTCAATATCCACGTGGTTAAATTCTTTCACTGATAATGCCTCTCTATTCGTATTCTCCCACTTACAATTTAGAAGATACGACTTGTGCACTGGATATTTTTCCAGTTTGCACTTTTCTGATAAGCAATATGTATCTATTGTCCCATCTCTTGCATGTTCTCTGGTATCAGAATGGTAATGTTTACCATCTTTGCATAATACCATTGGCCACTCAAAATTATCCAAGGTAGAACATATCCCTACTTCTTGCGCTACACACTTTTTTGCTGACTGCTCCATACCACTTGGGTTTGGGGTATAGGCAGTTTTAAAACATGAAATCTGTTTTATAGTTGTATCTTCATCTAGTCTTGGGAATGGTATATGGCAATGTTTGTCACCATGACATAAACCATCATTTGTCAATATAGTTGGTTTTTCTGGCCATATGAATATTTTCCAAGAATTGTTTATTTTGCATAATAAGAAGTCATTCTGCATAGTCCGTTGCCTTTTTGAGAAGCATGATAATTTTGAAGGCTCTTTACAAATTTTAACATCTTCAGTGTGGACAGAGTACCCATTAAATTGATTACCTCGCAAGTCTGGTTCTTGGGTAATGAGAAATGTCTCATGCTTACTTGACCTAGCCTTTCTAGTATTGTTTATTTTAAGCAGCATAATAGCATATTTTATAATGCCTTTCAACTGCACATTAGTTGTTAATGTAGTAGACATTCTATTTAATAGAGACTCCATATCATTTATCAAACTTTCCGCCATAAAATTCTCTATCAATATCTTACCTATGCCTCTAAAAGCCATTCCTAAAGCATCTAATACTGTGTTCAAGTCCATGTTATACGATGATTGATGAGTCTGATAGTATGTTTGTAATTGGCTTAATGCATCAGTTTCTGCATAGTTGCAATATTTATGATATGAAATACATCTACATATCATTTTCTGTGGATATTGACCACATGCATCCAAATGGTGTGTTTTAATGAATGATCTCCACGGAATATTATATGGGCCTGCATTACTCTTCATTGTGTTCAGCTTATCACAATTCCCCTTGTAGTATATGTATTCCAATAGGATCATTTTATGCAGATCTTGAGACATTTCTATTTTTTCAAATGCTTCTTCAGATTTATAATTTATTATTTTAAAATCTGTTTTATCTGCTTCTGATACTAAATTTTCCCCTTTTAGAGTATTGTATAAAGTATCTGGGTCTTTAACGCAGTTAGTGATGTTTAAGTTAAGCCCAAAGCATTCAGATAAATTAGACTTATTAATTATATAGGGATATTTCAAACAATCCTTTTCTTCTCCAAGTACCAACTGAAGCTGTGTTACCACAATTAACAATATTATTACTATCTTCAAGTTCCTTACATGATTTATAAAAGGCTCATACTTGCATGATTCTCTTTGCTTGTGCATATCTTTAATAAATATCTCATAACCATCTCCTTCTGATATATGCTCTGAGTAACCGCATACACATGTACCACATCTATTTGTCACTATAGAATTAAATCTTAAACCTGGTTTGTAATGTATTAAATTACAGATGCTACAGTTTCTATACAATGACGAAAATAGTGTTCGAAATATATGTCTTTCAGTAATTAACAAAGCTAAGACAATACTCAATATTATAGACAGTACCATTTTATTCACAAATGCATTATGCTCCATCTCATCTAATTTTTGGCTCATGTCTATGAAATCATCCGCCAGCTCTTCTAATTTGTACATTTTTTCTGCATTTATAGGTGTTATGAATGAAAATAAAAATATACCTGCTGATATTGCAGAAATGAATGACCATGTTTTAGATTTACACATTGCCCTAGCTCTACTTAGCGATTTATACCCAGGGCACCCACATAATCTATGCACTCTCACCTGTTCTGTAGTACTAAACTTAGATCCACAAATGCATGTAGTTGAGCAATTTGTAAATGGGTGAATAGCTAGCATGCAAACAGAACATAACTTAAAGTATTTGCTGTACATTTTCCCATAAATGTATGTTATAGGATAAAACAATGGGATCATCAGGTAAGCTATATAGGTTCTTGTTATTATCATTGCAAAGCAGAAGGCAACGAAGCTAAAAACTGTTAGTATTAATAGTTCCAAATTTTGGCACATAGATTCCACCATTCTAGAGGGCAGGTATGAATTTTTAAAATATCTAATGCATGACCTGTGTTGCCTGAAACATGCGTGAAATCTCAGTGTTTTTTGTCCGCAAGTAGCTGTTAAATGCTCGCATGTATGTTCTAAGGAGACAGATATAGACTGCTTAAACCAACCATTGGTAACAGTGGTCCCAGCTAATTCATAATGATTGATTTTTGATGAACTAAAGACAACTTCTGCATTGTCTTTATCTAAGGATATATCACATTGTGCCCTGCATGTGTGCATCTTGGGTATCATCAGTCCAGCTTCTGAAATTTCTAGAACCATGAAGTTCCCATATTTATCATAGATAGGGTTACAATCATGCCAATCTTTTACTATATACACCCTATAAAATTTGATCCAGTGGCTAGTTTTGTCTTCATCGTTATAAGAAGAGACAGTGCTTTTAATTATGGAAATATCATCCTTGACGCATATTTCTCCTATTCCTGTTGTTTGATTTAATTCCTTAAAAAGTGACCCACCCGCAAAGCACCTGTCTCCAACAGACGACTTGCTTATAGGATGGGGTGTTGAGATGCTGATTAAACAGCAGAATACGATAATAATCTTCATTTTGAGGGTTTGTCTTGCTTGGTAGTACACTACT